GTTTCGAACATAACGAACTGGTCGGGGCTATACCGGCGACGCCAGCGGTTGCGTATTGCGACACCGGCGCGAGGATCGATCATGCGGACTAGGAGACGCATTCGGCCTCCAGCAACCCCATCTTTCGAGCGCGCACCGGCACCCACAGATCAAGCGCTGTATCGAACACCAAGACCTTCGTTTCCCAAAGCGCGCCGCCGAAGTCGAGCCAGTAGTGACAGGGGCCGCAACCTGGCACCGTGAATTCATGCTTCGCCTTCAGGCCGCCGGCTTTACCGTGTTTGGATTGGTTCGAATGGCAGTCGACAACCGTGTCGTGCGACCAGCCGAGGCTGCAGCACACACCCGGCACGCGGAGATAGCATTCCTCGCCGCGGCATGCATCGATGTATTTCGAGCCTTCCGCCACCGTCGGCTTCCGTTTCGCCCGCTTCTTCATCTCCGTGCGCTTCATGCGCGTCTTCGGGGTAGCGAAGCTGCTGAATGGCGAGCCGGGTTTGCGCTTAAATCCGCTGCCCGGTTTCATCGGCGTTTTGCGCGCGAATGTCATGCGGGCTCCGCTACGGCAGCGCGAAGCGCACTCTCCGACAACACAACCATGTCACCAGCCAAGCCAATCACATGGGCCGCGTCATAGACCCGGAAACCCAAACAGCGCGCGATGCCATGCTCGATATTCGCGCCACGCGACTTTTCCCAGCCCGGCAACAGCGCAATGCCCTCGCACGTCACCAGCTCGCGGATGTCGTTTCGCATGCATGCGAGCCAATCATCGTCGCTGCCCTCGTTCAGTTCGGCGGGGTTGATCACCTCAAAGCCAAGTGCGCGCAGCCGAGCAGACTCGGCGGCGAACGCTGGGAAGTTGAATTCTGGATAGCCCGTCATCGGGCCTGCGAGGTAAAGCTTCATGCTGACGCCCTCCCGAACAAGGCGTCAGACAGCGCGTGAGGTCGAACCCGGCCGAGCTTGATCTTCCGGTTTAGCGCGTATTTTCTGCGCTTGAACGCATATTCAACAGGATCCACGTCCCTGCGGAATTTGCGCGCACGCTCTGCAAGCGTCATCGCCGGGGCAAGTTTCGCGTTCCGGCCTTTGCCCTTCCTGAAAACCGGCGTCGGCGTGCCGTTGACCGGTCGCGGCCGATATGAAGCAATATGGAACTCCCCCGACTCGCAAGCGGCTCTCAAAAGCTTATTGGTCCGCGACTGACTCGCAAACAGCGCGTTGGTGATCTCTTTTACGGTCCGCGCCTCCTTATCGGCCATCAGCGCACAAATGCGCTCGTAAAGCGGCGATGCGGAATGGTTCTTTCGGCCCAGCTCGAGCACCTTCGCCTGGCGCTGCACGCTGCATGGCGTGCGGCCCGGCAATCGGTCCATCTGTTGCTTCAACAAGACGGGCGACGCCCAGATCTCGCGAACGATCTGCTTTTCCTCTTCCGAATAGCGGCGCACTTCTATATCTCCTTCACCGTGATGTCGTGCTTTTCAAGCATCAGCTTTCGCTTTTGGATGTACGTGCGGTTTTTCCGGGTGGCGATCGACTTGACGTCTTCGACTACTTGCTTGCCGGTCGCCACGATCGTGTAGACGAAGTCAGCGACATACTTGGATGCGCGCTCCCACGTGCCGTCATCGCGCTGTTTTCTTTCCGTCAGTACGAATGAAACCTGCAGGCGAAGATCTCGAATCACACCAACCGCTTGGAGCTGGATCAGATGAAACCACCGCGAACGCTCTTTCTGACTGTCGAACTTGATACCCTGATGCTCGCATTTCGTGTTGCGGTACTTCGCCGGCTTCTTCGCGGCCAGTGCGACCGGGTGCTGACGAATCAGCGACGGGCCGAATGGATCGATCGAATCGTCCAGCGCGCTCGACTGCGGCGGGTTTCCCGTCTTCTGGTAGATGAGTCGCTGCGCGGTCGTCATCTTCAGAGGCGATTCGTCATGGACCGTCGCGGTTCCGACATGGGTAGTACCGGCCTTGACGACCATGGGCCACGCTGCGCGCTTGCTCATGCCTTTACCTCGCGCTTGTAATACGAGTCGCATCCACATTTCGGGCAGACCAGCTGCTTAGCGTTTTCCCACTTTTTGTGCGGAACGCCGACCAGATCCGAATGCATGCCTTTCCAACCGCACTTCCGGACCTTGCTGCACTCGATCGCGATGTCGTGCTCGTTCGCCTTCGTGTTGTTAATCGCGTTCAAGCGCGCTCCTGTTTTTCAATTGCGGCACGCACCCGCATCGCGATCGCCGGAACTGGATCGTCGTCGCGGTACGCAATGCCCATGGATTTCGCCTTTGCTTTGATGCCGCTGGCGGTCGTGTGCCACTCGCCGGCGGCCTTCGTGCCATCCGGATTGCGCGGAACTGCCATGCGGCCCTTCACGTCGCCAAAGCCTTTCGGGCTGATCAGGTAATCGAACCCGGCGTGCGGCGGCAGATCGACCTTGTCGCGCACAGCCGGGAAATACCGCTTCCACACCTCGGCGTCGTTTTTCAGGTGGCCCACGAAAGCGCGTATCGCGCCGGCGCGAGCCTCAACAAAAACCGCCTCGTCGACGGCGCCGATACGCTCCCCGAGTGCCTGGTTGAAGGCTCGGATCACGGCCAGTTCGGCGTCCGTGTAGGTGGTTTGGATCACGTCCATCCATCCGCCAGCGTTCAGCCACGTGGCTGCATGGGGGATGAATTGCGGGTTGGTCCACTGCCCCGAAGTCATGGCTCGCTCCAGACCTGCCATCAGGTCGTTGAAGAGCTGCTCGTTCGGGTTGCGCTTGGCAAAGGCTTTCTCTGCCGTGATTTTCGATTTCTTCTTCGGGTACTTCGTCCAGAAAATCTCAAAGCGTTCGCGAAGCGAGCGCGAAAGGGTTTCTTTTGGAGTTGTCTTTTGGTTATGTCTTTTGGAGTTGTCTTTTGTAGGGGGGGATTCCCCTCCTGTAACGGGGCGATTCCCCCCCTCCAATTCGGGTGATTCCCCCCCTGATAGGGGGTCATTCCCCTCCTGTTTTGCCAGTTTGTGCACGTACCGGCGTGGTTCAGGAATAGCCCACGTCGCATAGCGCTTGTTGATGCTGTACGACCGGGCATAGCGCCCTTCGGTGCGCATGATGATGTTCATCTCGACCAGTTCGTTGATCGTGCGGCGAACGTCTGAGGGGTCGATGCCAGTCTCTTCCGCGAACTGGGTGCGCGCGATGTCGTCCACCAGCTTGTTGAAACCGTAGGTCTGACGCATGACGACATCGAGGATGCAGCGCTGATAGCTGGTAAGGCGCGCGAAGGTGATCGCGCGCCCGAGCTCGTTCGCAACACGCATGTAGCCGTCCTCAAGCTGCGCGCCGCGGTGCTCCGGCATGTGAATGACGTGCGCAAGCCCCATCTCAGGCAATCACCGCCGCGTCGACCGGCAAGCCGACCGTCTCAACCATCACACCGGTTTCCTTGCACTCACGCTTGCCGCGGACCATGAGGATTTCAGCGTCGACCAGCTCTCGCACGCGGCCACACACGCTCGACAGCCGCATGTTTGTCCGGCCGGCAATGTCCTGGCGCGTGAGCGTGAGGGTCGGCGGATAGCCGTCGAACAGGTCGACGATCATTTGTTTCTGCGCGCTCAACTGGCGAACGGGCATCGCGTGAAACGCGTCGATTTGGGTTTGGGCTGCTCTCATTTGTCGTCTACCATCCCTTCAATGCGGCCGACCAAGCCGAAGAGCGTCCGGATATGCGTGAAGACGCGGTCTTTGATTCGGGTCACTTCGCGCTGTTCGACGCGGTTGTCTTCGAACGTGCGGTTCACTTCCTTACCGATCTCGCCGTTCGTTTCCCATGTCTTCGCCATCAGCTCGAGCACGGCGCCGTCCGAGCAGCTCTCGACGTCCGGAAGCTTCACCAGCACATAGCCGCGCTCGCGCGCCCACGCTTCGAGAATGCGATCGTCATCGGTCTTTTCGGTTACCGCGACCGCGTTCATCAACGTGACCTGGTGCGTGTCGGTGTTCGGGTTGACCTTGCTGCGCAGCACGGCGGCCGACATCCCGATGCGAGGCGCGAGCGACTCGCAACCGCCGGGATATTCATGTGCGACCGCGTGCACCGTATCGAGGATGTTCAATTCAATCTCCGGACAAACGTGTTTTTGCTGCGCCACGGAACCTATAGTTCGATCAACAACAAAAACAACAGAGGTAAAAATAAAATGAAAAACAGAAACCTCGGTGCGGGAGACCGGCGAGTTAGTAGTCCTCAATGCGACCGGGCGAACCCGGCAAGGGGACAATCGTCGTCAGTTACTTCGCTGTTGCTGCAGGCTTCGCTGTCGCCTCTTTCAGTGCCTCGAATTGAGCCGTCAGCGTCTTACGCGCAGCTTCAATCTGGTCCGCGCTGCGGCCGTCTTCGGCCATACGGCACATCACAGCGCGGATTTCTTTCTGTTCAGTGGACGTAACTGCCATGTCAAGCGGCCGACGCCAAATACGGCTCGATGAATCCCTTGGCCGGCTCATTGCGCA